AAGATGGTGGCGATCCAGATATGATTATGGTTGGCCCATTCAACAAACAGAAGTTCTCAGGCTTCACAGGTTCTGCTACTAAGTACAAGAACGTGGAAGATAGAACTATCGTTGCTACTGCTGATATCTATGTATCAGACTTTGGTGAGTTAAGCGTAGTGCCTAACAGATTCCAAAGAGAAAGAGATGCTTTCGTTCTACAGAGCGATATGTTTGAGTGTGCGTTCCTACGCCCATTCCAAACTAAAGATTTAGCATCTTCTGGTGATAACGATAAGAGACTACTCTTAGCTGAGTACACTCTTGTTTCAAGAAATGGTGATGCTTCTGGTGTTGTCGCTGACTGTACAACTTCATAAGTGATATAGTATAATCAAAGGGTAGGGGGATTTTCCCCCACCCTACTAATAATAAAGGAGCAATAATGAAAGTATTTGATAAGAACGCATCTTATACAAAAGGTTCTAAGAAATCTGTTGTAATGCAAGATGGCCCACACACTGGCGGTAAAGCAAAGATCAGTAAAAGAAACACAGTAAAGGCAAATAAAATGATGATCACAAAGGGTAATCAAAAAGATGCTATCCAAGACATGATCAACAAAGCAATCAATGGCTAAAAAATTAAAACTATCTAATCCTGGTGATGTGATTGAGAGTAACTTCTATATTGATGAAGCTGCGGATAAATATTACATCGAGGACAAGATTGATGCAAAACCCATTATAGATCGTAATAAGGAATTACAAAAACACGACATCAACAAACATAAAGATTTTAAGTATGTTGCAAGTATTCCTTTAACAGTATTTTATAATATGCAGAAAACAGGGATTATCTCTAAGACAGGCAAAGTCCAAGATCGTGTGGCATTTGCTCGTTTCTTAAATGATCCAGACAATAAATATTTAAAGGTAACAGATAAGAAAATCTAATGGCATTAACATCATACACAGAACTCAAAACAAGTATTGCTAATTACTTGAATCGATCTGATTTAACTTCGGTTATCCCTGATTTTATTACATTAGCAGAATCCAAGCTAAATCGTATCTTGCGTTTACGTGTGATGCAAAAAAGAGTTTCTACAACTACAACAGCTAGTGACGCTTTTATTGATTTGCCTAGTGACTTTTTAGAAATGGTACAATTCTTTGTTGACAGTAATCCTAACGCCATTTTAGATTATGTTAACCCTACAGAAATTGAATTAAACAACCTAAAAGATTCTAGTGGTACACCCCAACAATATACAATTATGGGTAATGAAATTAAATTAAACCCTATTCCTGATAGTACCTATACATTAAAATTATCTTACTTTGGCAAAATACCCGCATTATCTAATTCTAATACCACTAATTATATTCTTTCTAACTACCCACAAGTTTATTTGTATGGTGCTTTGGTGGAAGCTCAACCTTATATCATTAACGATGAACGATTACCTACATGGTTAACATTGTATAATGAAGCTGTACAATTAATAAATAGAGACGATGAGCAAGGCAGATATTCTGGTCGTACTGCTTTTGCTATGAAAACAGACTCAGCAAACCCATAAAGGAGAATAAAAAATGTCAGCAATGTCAGACTACTTAGAGAATAAATTTCTCGATCACTTTACAGGAACTGCTAGTACATCTGCTCCTGCAGCTGTCTATCTAGCCCTGTTTACTAGCAATCCAGCAGACGATGCTTCTGGTACAGAAGTTTCTACCTCTGGAACTGCCTATACAAGAAAAGCCATTACTTTTGGTTCTGCATCTAGTGGATCTATTTCTAGTAATGCCGATGTAACTTTTGATCAAGCTACAGGTGGTGGATTCGGTACTGTATCACACTTTGGTATCTTTGATGCTTCTACAGCGGGTAATCTGTTGTTCTACGGAGCATTTACTTCATCTAAAACTATTGAAGCGGGAGACGTATTTAAAGTATCATCTGGTGATCTAACAATCACAGCTGCTTAATGCCTTCTGGCCCATTAACATTAGAACAACTAGATAACTTCGGTACGCTTGATAGCTTACCTGTAAGTTTAGATTCTAGTGTATGGACTAGTACAAAAACTGCCTATGATGGCAGTGGTTTTTTTGACTATGGTAATGTAGGAACTAGTATTGATAACCTAGTTCTACTAGGAGATTTAGATAGCCTACCTTACTCTTTAGATTCTGCTAATTATGCTACTACCACTCTTAGAGAGAATGGTGGTAGTATTAGCACTAACGCTACTGTTAATGCGATTGGTGGTCTCTTAATTACCAATGATGCTTCGGTATCAACTTCTGTATCTATAGGCACTGTTGATGTTCTTGTTACAAGACTCAATGATGCTAGTGTTTCTACAAGTGCTACGATTGCTGATGTTGATCCTACTGTTATTGAAACAGGCAATCCTTCAGCAGTTATTACAGTATCAACTGTTGCCAATGTTGATTCAACAAGAATACGATTAACAGATTCTTCGGTATCAACTATTGCGACTATAGATAGTTTTGTTGCCCAAGTAACAAAGTTTGGTGATAGTTCTATTAGTGCGGTATCAAATATTGATACTATAGATAATGTTCGTATTCGACCTGGTACTCCTGATGCTGTATCAACAGCGGTTACTATTGCTGATGTTGATTTATTAGTTACAAGATTAAACGATGCTTCTATTAATGTTGAGGCGACAAGCACTGCGAATGGAGCTTTTGAAGTTCAAGCAGTAGCGGAAGATTCTAACACAATAGTTAGTGCCTCTGCTGATCCTAGTGCTATCTTCTCACCTGTGTTGACAACAACAGCACAAGCAACAACAACAAGTATCGCTTCACCGATTGGATTTAATTGGTCTATTATTACATCGCCAGAAACAGAAACATGGTCAGACTTAACATCTGATGTGACGGAAACATGGAGTGATGAAACATCAAATAACAATGAAACATGGGAAGCTGCATAAAGGATAAAAAATGAGTTTTGTAAAATTTGGAGAATTATTAAAGGACTTACCTGATTATCGTAATCCTGGTTGTTTAGAAGCCAACAATGTTATCCCTTATGGAGATGGGTATAAACCTCTTCCTAGTCTTAATGTTGTTTCTGATGCTTTAACTAATAGAGCACAAGGATTAGCAGTATTACGTTCTACTGACGGAACAATACGAGTCGTAGCGGGAGATAGTTCTAAATTATATTTATTAGATGGTTCTTCTTTTAGTGATGTTTCTCAATTAGGTGGATACACAGTATCGACTTTAGGACAATGGTCTTTTACTATTTTTGGTAATCGTATTATTGCCTCTGCTATTGGACAAAATATTCAATCTTATGAGATTGGTACTTCTACAGAATTTGCTGATCTTGTTTCTCTTCAAACAAAGTTTGTTACTACTGTGAGAGACTTCTTAGTAACAGGATTCAATGCGAGTCAATCCCAACGTGTTCGTTGGTCTGCTATTAATGATCCTACTGATTTTACTGTATCTCAAACAACTCAATCTGATTTCCAAGACTTAGTGGGAGATCATGGTCAACTCCAAATGATTAAAGGTGGAGAGTATTTAGTTGCCTTTATGGAACGAGCTATTTATCGTGGCGATTACGTGGGAACTCCATTAATTTTTCAATTCACGAAAGTAGATTCCAATATAGGCGTATTGAAATCTGGTAGTGTTGTTCAATATGGAAATAACTATTATTTCTTAGCAGAAGATGGTTTCTATATGTTTAATGGTCGAACTGCTGTTCCGATTGGTGCTAATAAAATAAACAAGTTTTTCTTTAATGATTTATCCAATACATATTCTGATAGAATCTCAGGTGCGGTTGATCCTCGTAATCAATTAATTGTATGGGCTTATCCTTCTCAAAGTTCTAGTGGAGAATTAAATAAGTTAATTATGTACAACTATTTAACTCAGCGTTGGTCAACAGGAGAAGTGAATACACAAATCTTAGGACAAGCACAAACTCCTGGTTATACATTAGAAGAACTAGACACGATTAGTTCTAGTATTGATGATCTTAATCTATCTTTAGATTCACCCTTTTGGGCAGGATCAAGATTATTCTTATCTGCATTTAATACTGATAAAAAACTAGCGACATTTTCAGGTACGCCAGAAACTTCTAAATTATTATCGAGTCAAATAGAATTAGAAGGAAGAAGATCTAGTTTAAGAAATGTTCGCCCTATTGTGAGTGGTGGAACAACAACAGTTCAAACCTCTTCTATTAATAGACAAGGTGATACAGAAACGCTAAAATCTGCTATTAGTCTAACTGATAGTGGTGATGCTCCTATGAGATGTACTGGTCGATATCATAAAGTTCAATTAAATATTACAGGCGACTTTGATGATTGTTTAGGATTTGATGCTGAACTCGTTAATGAAGGTAAACGATGACACAGAACTTTCTTAAAGTACCTACATTTACTGATAATCAAGATGAACAAAATCGATTAACTGCTAATGCTATTAATAATATTTTAGATGGAAAGATTAACTCTACAGGATCATTCACTACTGACGGAACTAAGACTTTAAAGACTGTTATTGATGCCCGTTGTGGTGGTAATAGTGTTGTTTTATTTGTACCTACAACAGTCGATGCTGCGGGAGAATTGAACCACATGTGGTTATCTGCTACAAGAAATGGTGAGTTTGATGTTGGTCATCGAAATCACACAAAGAACGTAGCCTATAAATATGTCATCATTGGGTAGAGTAATAACACAAGTACCTGTAGAAGATTTAGAGTTTATTTGGTCACAAGTTAAGCCTCAAATAGAAAAAGCCTTAGACGGATCATACTCTAGTTATGATATACTTGAGTATATAAAGCAAAATAGGATGCAACTATGGATTAGTTGGAATGACGGAATAGAAGCATCTTTTGTTACTGAGGTTTGCGATTATCCTCAACTGAGGGTGATGCGTTGGGTTTTAGCTGGTGGTTCTAATATGGAATCATGGCTAGACCTAGTGACAAGTAAAGTCGAAGATTGGGCCAAAAGAAACAACTGCCAACGATTAGAGATTGTTGGAAGGAAAGGATGGACTAAAGTTTTGAGAGACTATGAACCTCAAGCAGTATATTTTGTAAAGGAACTAAAATGAGTAAAGGATCACAACCCACACAACAAGCAAGTACAGTAACAGCCGAACCAGGTGAATTTGTAAAACCATATTACGAAGAGGCTCTACAACAAGCACAACAGTTATATCAATCAGATGTACCTCAATACTTTCCTGAGGCTACTTATGTGCCTTTTTCTGGTCAAACAGAAGCTGCATTACGTTTACAAGAACAACGTGCATTAGCGGGTAGTCCATTACTTGGTTCTGCACAAACAGAAATTCAAAACATTTTATCTGGTCAATATTTAGATCCAGCAACTAATCCTTATCTACAACAAACATTTCAAAGAGCTGCGGGTGATGTTCAAAGCCAATTAGGTTCGATGTTTGCTAAAGGTGGTCGATATGGTTCTGGTGCAATGGCAGAAACTGCTGGGAGAAGAATGGGTGATATTGCTTCACAAATTTATGGTGGTGCATATCAACAAGAACGTGCAAGACAATTACAAGCTGCACAACTAGCTCCTCAAATGGCACAACAAGATTATGCTGATATTGCTAAACTAGCAGAAGTAGGTAGATCAAGAGAAGGTCTCCAAGAAGCTGCTCTTGCTGATGCAATGCAACGATTCCAATTTGAACAACAAAAACCTTATACTAAACTAAGAGAATACCTAGCATCGATTGGTGCTCCTACTTCTCAACAAACAGTATCACAACAACCTATTTACAGAAACTTAGGTGCTGGATTACTAGGCGGGGCTACTAGTGGGGCTTACTTAGGTAGCCTTGTACCAGGTATTGGCCCAATGGCAGGTGCTATTGGTGGTGGATTATTAGGGGGATTCATGTAATGGCTGAATATACAGATTTATTAAAACAATATATGGGGTTGATGCCTAGTCCTGAAAAATTAAAAGGATTATTACAACCTCAACAGACTCAATTACAAGCTGGACTATTAGGTGCTGCACAAGCATTACAACCTTATATGGGTTATACAACTACCCCCACAACTTTTGGTCAAGCTGCTGTAGGTGCTTTAACTGGTGCTGCAGGTGGTATTCAACAAAAAGAACAATCTGACTTAGCTAGAGCCTTACAAGGTTTAAATGTTTATAGTGCCATTAAAGATGTAACTGAAAAAGAAAAACCATTATCTGGCCCTGGTAAATTAAGATTTGATTATGAACAAGGCAGTATTACAGAAGAAGAGTTTAATAAAGGAATAACAGATTATTATAAAACAGATGATCCAGCTACTGTTCAACTAATAGACTATATTGCTGCAAATAGATTTGACGGAAAAACAGATGAAGCTATTGATTTACTTTATTCTTCTAAGTCTGAATCACCTGAAGATTGGAAAAGAACTTATATATTAAAATCTATGACTTCTGATTTTGCACCAAAACCAGGAGACGATGTTTATTTTGAATACAAACAAAAAATAGAACAAGAAGCTGAATCTTTACTTAAAACACTTTACCCTAAGAAAGAATCCAAAGATCAATTTACTGTTGGTGAAAAAAAAGAAGTTAATGGTATTATTTATGAATACAAAGGAAATGATTTGTGGGAACCAGTTGAGTAATCATGCCAACAACAGCAGAATTATTTGGTCAACAAAATACAAAAGCAATATCCACTCAAGAATTATTTGGAAACCAAGATAAAAAAACAATATCCACTAAAGATCTTCTAGGCAATCAAGAAGAAGAAATAAAAGATGTTCCTCTAAAATCATTTGGTCAAGTAGATATTGATTTTCTTAATCAACATCCTTTATACGAACAATCAGGTAAATTTGATCCTGTTAAATTACCAGACTTTGAATCACCAGAAGGTGCTGCTGCTTTCTATGGTTTATCTGTAGATAAAATTAGACCAATTAATGTCTATGATTTAACAAGCCCTACAGATGCACAACAAATAGATTTCTCTAAAAAGTTTATTCCCAACCTAGAACTAGATCCTAAGTACGTTAGAGACGGAAGTATTGATCCTACTGATGATTATAAATCTGATTGGACTTTTACAAGCAAAGCGATGGATATGATTTGGGATAGTGAACTAGGTTTAGATGAAGCTACAGTTCCAGAGTCTATGCCAGGTCGAGATGTGATTATGGGTGCTTCTGATGTTATTGATAGTGGAATTAGATCATTGATGTCTATCCCTTACGGACTAGCAGGTATTGCTTCTGATACGATTACCAACATTACGGGTGACAAACAAAAAGGAAGAGATGCAATGGATTCTCTTATCACTTTGTTTGAAGGAACATTACCTATGCAGATGTCCACTGGTAAGGCAACAATGACATCTTTAGGAAACACTAAATCTCAAGTTAAAACTTTTAATAAACAAAGTAAAAAACTTATTGATGATTATGTGGAGACTACCTTTAAAGATTCTCCTAATAAGAATAAGATTAAAGCAGAACTTAATAAGAAGTTTGATGAAGGTAATTTAAAGACTACCAAAATTCTTGATAGAATGGAAACAAAGATTGTCAATGAATTAAAAGATCCAAGACTTAAATTTAGGAAATACGATAATACAGAAACTGTTAGTCGTTTTGATAAAACAGATGGTACTTATTTAAAAGATACTCCTATTGAAAATTTATGGCAATTTAAAGATAAGGGTATTCTTAAATATATAGACAAAGGTTTATCTTTCTTTAGAACACGTGGAATGAAAACTCCACAGATGCAAAGAAACTATGAAAGGATGCAATCTTTTGTTAGAGATTATAACTATCGAGCACAAACTCTTTCTAGAAAAATAGAAAAAGGTATTGATACTTTAATTAATAAATTACCAAAAGAAACTAGAAAAACTAATAAACAAAAATTATTAGATGATGTTAATGAAGCGATTGTAGGTAATAAAAGTTTAGATGATTTGCCTTTGGCGATTATTAACGAAGCAAGGCAATCAAGAAAACTAGTTGATGATTTGACAAACCATTTATTAAAAAGCCAATCTCTTAATCCTAAATTAAAAGCAACTTTAAAAAACAATTTAGGAACTTATTTAAAAAGAAGTTATAAGGCTTATGAACAAAATAACTATAAACCTAAAACAGAAGTCCTTAATAGAGCTATTGATTATCTAATTAAAGAAGATCCAAAACTAACTAGAAGTAATGCTGAAGGTTTATTAATGGAAATATTAGGCAAATCAGAAGATGTTTCTGCATCTGGTTTGAGTGGTGTTCTTCCTAAATTAGATAAAACTATTTTTAAACAAAGAAAAGATTTACCTCAACCTATTAGAGATTTTTTAGGTGAAGTAAAAGATCCTCGATATAACCTACAAAATACTGTTAATCGTATGAGTAAATGGTTAGCATCAGATCAATATTTTAATTCTATTTTAAAAGAAGGTGCTAATAAATATTTATTTAAAAAACCTAATGCTAAATTTTTTACCAAAGTAACTGCAGACAAATACAATCCTTTAAATGGTTGGTACACAACTCCAGGGTTTAAGACAGTTATTAATAACTTAGATGATTTCTCTTATGGAACTGGTTTTGCTGGTAAAATGGGTAGCACTTTTTGGGGGTTAAAAGCTCTTTCACAAAAATCTAAAACAGTATGGAATCACATTTCTCAGATTAGAAATATTTGGGGTATGGGCCAAATGGTTGCTTTTAATGGACTCAATCCTTTTAGTAAAACTGGTTTTAATGCGGTTAAAAATATAAGTAAACAGATACTAGGAACTAGCAGTGATGCTTTTAATTTAAAATATCAAGAATACTTAAATCTAGGAATTGTAAGAACTAGTGTTAGATTAAATGAAATTAAATCTCTTTTAAAAGATGCACAAGGTTTTTCTACAATGGATGAATGGTTAAGTAAGTTAAGTGAAACCAAACTTGGCAAAGCAGTTCAAACCATTGATGATGTTTATATGGGTGTGGATGATATTGGTAAGATTATTGTTTATGAAAAAGAACTGGCAACTTTAAGAAAAGCATTTCCTAAAAGATCTCTAGACGACTTAAAAAAAGAGGCAGCAGAAGTTACGACTAATACAATGCCTACTTATGATAAAGTACCCCCTTCTATAAAGTTATTAAGAAAGATGCCTCTTAGTAACTTTGTTTCTTTCCAATCAGAAATTTTAAGAAACAGTTATCATTCTATTATGAGAGCTGCTTACGAATTAAAAACATCTGGATTACAAGCAAGAGGTGCTCAACGATTAACTGGAAATATTGCAATGGGCTATTTAGGAGCAAATGTAGCTGAGTTTGGTTTTAATTTTTTCAACGAAATAACAGAAGGAAAATTTGATGCAATAAAAAGATTCTTACCATTTTGGTCAAAGAGTAACAAACAAGCTGTATTTAACTTAGAAGAAAATGGTATTTTTACCTCTATGGATTTAGGCCAGTTAGACGCTTATAGAATTAATAAATTATTATTAGACACTGTTGTTAAATCATTTGCCGCTGGTTTAGATCCAGAAGAAGAATTATCTAAAGTAGCAAAAGATGAAATATGGAATAATATAAAAGAATTTTATTCTCCATTTTTAGAGGAATCTATTTTAACAAAAAAAGCTGGAGAAGTTTACAGCAATAAAAAAGAAGGTGGTGGAAGGATTTGGAATCCACAAGACCCTATAATTACTCAATGGGTAAAAGGTTTTGAACATTTTGCTGATGCTTTTAAACCAGGTACAATTAATTCTTTAGAAAAAGTAAGAAAAGCAGCTTTGGGAGAAAAAGGAACTAGTGGTAGAGAATACGACTTAGAAACAGAAATTATAGCTAATATTTTGGGATTAAGATTTAATAAAATAGATCCTAGAGAGGCTTTGCCTTTTATGGCTGGAGATAAAAGACAAGCTATAGGTGACTCTGAATATATATTTAGAAAAACTGCTAATAATCAATCACCACAAACAATACAAGATTATACTAATTCTTATTTAAATGCTGAAAAAGCTAGATATAAAAATTTCTCAGAGATGTACTTAGATGTTCAAGCTGCTTTAGAATTAGGAGTATCTAGAACAGATATCCAAAATACATTAAAAGATTCTGGTTTTAGTAACACAGATATAGCTTCATTATTAAATAATAAATATATCCCATATTATCCTAGTAATGAATCTTTGTTGAGAATTAGAGAATCTGGTAACCCAAATCCAGATAGTCAAATACGTATGGTGTATAATAAACTAAAAGGTGTTCCTTTAAACGATTATACAGCGTTTAATAATAACTTAAAAGGAGAACAATAAAGAAAATGGCTGGAATAAAAGAGTATGATACTACCGCAGGTAACAACTCTACTATCAATTCTATTGATATTAGTGAGGGTTGTGCTCCCAGTGGTATCAAC